ACCCGGAGGTCGCAGGTTCGAATCCTGTCAGCGCAACCAGGCCAGTTTCTCCGGTATAGCTCAGTGGTAGAATCGGCTCCAATTTCATGACGCCGCAGTCTACGCGGTGCCGGGTAACCGGCGTCTCTTTCGCCTGCACCGCATCGGGCATCGTGGACATGCGGAAGTGGCGCCCGAAGCCGCAAGGTAGGACACATTCGAGCAACAGCAGCACAGATATCCCCGTCACCGCCCACCTGGCGATGGCCTTGGCCCCGCCAGTTAATTCTGTGTGGGGCTTTTTTTGTACCCAGGAAGATTTACCGAGGAAATGCGCTATGGCAACTAAGGCCAAGGGCGGGCGCCCAAGTGCGTTCAAGCCGGAATACTGTGATCAGGCTCGCAAGCTCTGCTTGCTTGGCTCGACCGATGCGGAGTTGGCCGATTTCTTCGAGGTATGCGAGGACACGATCAACGAATGGAAGAAGACTCACAGCGAGTTTTCCGTGTCCATAAAAAAAGGTAAGGCTCAGGCTGATGCGAATGTCGCTGACCGGCTGTACCAGCGCGCCATGGGATTTGAGCATCCAGAGGTCGATATCCGCGTGGTCGACCATGCGATCGTGCAGACGCCGATCACAAAGATTTACGCGCCCGACCCTACTGCGGCAATTTTTTGGCTGAAGAACCGCCAGCGCAGTAAATGGCGCGACAAGATTGATACCGAGTTGACGGGGCCGAATGGTGGGCCGATCGAGACCATTACTCGCGTTGAACTGGTGCCGCTGGCCAAGGGATGAGCACCGCGCAGATCCACATTCCTGACAAGTTGATCCCGGTATTCGCTGGCGATGCCGATGTTCGTGGTGCGCGCGGCGGGCGAGGCTCGGCCAAGACGCGATCATTCGCGAAGATGCTTGCAGTGCGTGGCTACATGTATGGAATGGCTGGCATCAAAGGTCAATTGCTGTGCGCGCGCCAGTTCATGAACTCGCTGGAAGACTCTAGCCTTGAAGAATGCAAGCGCGCTATTGAAGACGAGCCATGGCTGGCCGCCTGGTACGAGATCGGCGAGAAGTTCATCCGTAGCCGCTGCGGGAGCATCTGGTTTGCATTCGCAGGGCTGGACCGCAACATTGCCAGCATCAAGTCCAAGGGGCGCATCCTGGTCTGTTGGGTCGATGAGGCTGAGCCAGTCACCGATGAGGCATTCACAACGCTGATTCCCACCCTGCGCGAAGAGGGAAGCGATTGGAATGCAGAGCTGTGGGTGACGTGGAACCCGAAGCGGAAGAGTGCGGCAGTTGAGAAGAGGTTTCGCAATTCGAAGGACCCGCTTGTCAAGATCGTTGAACTGAACTGGCGTGACAACCCGAAGTTCCCCGCGAAAATGGAGCGGGCTCGCCAGGGTGATTTGACAGAGCGGCCAGACCAGTATGAGCACATATGGGAAGGCGACTATGCATCAGTCGTTGAGGGCGCCTACTACGCCAAATCGCTGACCCTGGCCAAGCTTCAGGGCCGCATTGGGCGTGTTGCCGCTGACCCGCTGATGACCATCCGCCTGTTCTGTGACATCGGCGGCACTGGCGCGCGCGCTGATGCCTTCACGATATGGGCGATGCAGTTTATCGGCAAGGAAATCCGAGTCCTTGACTATTACGAGGCGGTTGGCCAGCCGTTGGCAAGTCACCTTGCATGGATGCGAAGCCGAGGCTATGAGTTAGACAGGGCGCAAATCTGGTTGCCGCACGACGGCAGCACGCAGGACAAGGTGTATGACGTGTCGTATGAAAGCGCGCTCAAAGCAGCGGGCTACAAGGTCACTGTGATCAAGAACCAGGGCAAGGGCGCCGCGAAGGCGCGCATCGAATCGGCGCGTCGCCTGTTCTCTGCTATGTGGTTCAACGCTGACACAACAGAAGCCGGGCGCGACGCGCTGGGCTGGTACCACGAGAAAAAAGACGAGATCCGCAATATCGGCCTTGGGCCTGAGCATGACTGGGCCAGCCACGGCTCGGACGCGTTCGGGCTGGGCTGCATTGCGTACGAAGAGCCGACTATCAATGAGGATGATGATGAAGAAGTTGACCAAACAGGCCGATCCTCGATTGGTGGCTACTGATGTACGGTGAAATTGACGCAGTGCAGCGTACTGGCGAAGTGCCAGAAAACGCGGGCTTTGACTCGCCTGACTACCGCACTGCACAAGACGGCGTGAGCGACGACGAGCAGAAGGCGCCGGCCAAGCGCCCCGCCGAACTGTTGCAGTCCTTCATCGGCGTTGCCAACATCGTGCCGATGCTCGACAAGAATGTCGTCAGCAAGATCGGCATGGAGGTCGTGCGCGGATTTGAGATCGACGAAGCCAGCCGGGTAGACTGGGTGCGCCAGACCAAACTGGCCATGGACCTGGCCATGCAGGTCACGGAAAAGAAATCATGGCCGTGGCCTGGCGCCGCCAATGTCAAATACCCGCTGATCACGTCAGCCGCTATCCAGTTCAGCGCACGCGCCTACCCTGCCATCGTGCGCGGCGAGGATGTCGTTAAAGGCATGGTCATCGGGCCGGACCCAGACGGCGCCAAGAAAGCGCGCGCCGATCGCATCGGGCACCACATGTCCTATCAGGTGCTTGAAGAGATCGTCGACTGGGACGAGGAAGAGGATAAGTTGCTGCTGCAAATGGCGATTGTCGGCTGCTCGTTCCGCAAGACGTACTTCGACACCATGCTGGGCCGGCCATGCTCCGACCTGGTACCGGCCAAGGATCTGGTCTACGACCACGCCACACCGTGGGGCAAGTTGCGCCGCAAGACTCAATGCCTACGCCTGTTCAAGAACGAGGTGATCGAGCGCGTACGCGGTGAGGTGTTCGAGGACGTTCACCTCGGCATGCCCGCCGGCGAGACCAACGACGAGGACGGGCACCACGAGTTCCTTGAGCAGCATTGCTGGTACGACCTGGACGAGGACGGCTACAAAGAGCCGTACGTCGTCACCGTGGTCAAGGAGACTGGCGAGGTGGCCCGCATCGTGGCGCGCTTCGATGAAGATGGCATCCTTCTGAACCGCAAGCACGAAGTGGCCAAGATCGAGCCGGTCGAGTACTTCACCAAGTATGCGTTCATGCCGAACCCTGATGGCGGCTCGTATGACGTTGGCCTGGGCATGCTGCTGAACCCGATCAATGAAACCGTCAACACGGTGCTGAACCAATTGCTTGATGCTGGCACGCTGGCCAACACTGGCGGCGGCTTCATTGGATCTGGCCTGAAGATGAAAGGCGGCGCTGCACGGTTCGCCCCGGGCGAGTTCAAGTCAGTAGACAACAGTGGCCAGAAGATCGGCGACAACATCTATCACATGCAGTTCCAGGGGCCGAACGCGGTGCTGTTCCAGTTGCTCGGGCTGCTGATCGATGCTGGCAAGGACATCTCCAGCGTCAAGGACATCCTCACCGGCGACCAGCAGACAAACCAGACGGCCACCACCACCCTGGCGCTCATCGAGCAGGGGCAGAAGGTATTCAGCGCGATCTATAAGCGCGTGCACCGGTCGCTGAAGAAGGAATTCAAGCTGCTGTTCCGCCTGAATAAGCTGTACCTCAAGCCAGAGGATTACTACAGCTTCCAGGACAAGCAGGAGCCGATATACCTTGAGGACTACCAGGGCGATAACACGAACGTGGCGCCGGTCAGTGATCCGAACCTGGTGTCCGACGCCCAAGAACTGGCGCGCGCCGAGGCGCTGATGCAGTTCAAGGACGATCCGTTCTTCAATCCGATTGAGCTGCGCCGGAACTACCTGACCGCGCTCAAGGTGCAGAACATCGACGAACTGCTGGTCAAGGAGGCGCCGAAGCCGCCCGAAGACCCGCGCGTGCTCAAGGTTATGGCCGACATCGAGGCGCAGAAAGTCACAGTCACCGCTATGGCCGAGAAGATGATCGCGGAAATCGCCAATCTCACCGCTAAGACCGTGGACCTCGAAGCGGCGGCGGCACTCAAGATCGCGCAGGCCGAAGCCATCGAGCTCGGTCCGCAGATGGATATCTACATGGCGCAAGTTAAGGCCATGCTGGACCAGCAGACAGCAGCACTACAGGCAAAGCAGCAACCACAGGGAGAAGTGAATGAGCATGACCAAGGAGGAGTACCAGGAATGGAAAGCGCACCCGCTGACGAAGCAGTTCCACCAGTACCTGAAGGACTACCGCCAGGAATTGATGAACCGCTGGGCGCAAGGGGCGATGTCGGCGCCGCAGGAGCAATCGATGGCGGTGGCGCGCTGCCAGATGGCGGATGAAATCACCACGCTAGACGACGATTCGATCAGTGAGTTTTACCGCAACAACAAGGGAGAAGCAAATGTACGCGAAGTTTAAAGAGCTGGCCGACGAGGCCATTGCACTACAGAACAAGGACCGCATGGACGCTGCGCTGCGCGAGATTAGCGCATTGTGCGCGCCATCGGTGGCCAACAAGTCCTTTGCTGAAGCGGTTGCTGCAGAAACTGGCGGCAAGGTCGTGACCTACGGCGAGGCGGATCTGGTCGAGCATGCGCCGATCGACATTGCTACCAAGCTTGCTACAGCCAAGCATGGAGACCTTGTGTTCCCCGATGGCGACGAAACGAAAGCGGCGCCGGCCGATGTTCTGGCTGCCGCCAAGCCCGGCGACACCGTGCAGGCCACCATCATCAGCGAAGGCGAGGCTAAGTTCGCTCCAAGCGAGCGCCACACCGGCCTCGGCTCCCCTATCGTGACAGCCATTCTTGCTGATGCTGACCGGCCAAAGCCAAGGAGCGTATTGAAGCGCGAAGCCAAGAAAGGCGGCGCCAAATGAGCGCCGTTTTGCGTGATGGCCAGATCGCCATGAACACCTCCGGCATGCAGCCGGTCGAATACAAGATCCTGATCGCCCCTGAAGTGGTCGAGGAAGTCAGCCAGGGCGGCATCATCCTGGCCACCAAGACGACCGAGCGCGAAGCTATGGCCCAGGTCAAGGGCACGCTCGTCGCTGTCGGCGGCAACGCCTTCGAGGACTGGAAAGGCATGACGCCCGAGGTTGGCGACGTGATCTGGTTCGCCAAATACGCCGGCTATGTGGTCAAGGGCGATGACGGCAAGGACTACCGCCTGGCCAACGACAAGGACTGCAGCGCGATCATTCAGCGGAAGGACGGTGCGGCTTAGGCAGCTATTCAGGATGAGTATTGCGCTTGCGGCTGTTCTCGCTTTTGGTGAGTAGTTGTAAGTTATTTGGCACATGAAGGCCGCAGACTGTTTTTCCTTGCAGTGGGACGA